TGTCCTGAGTCGGTTGAGCAACAAGAGCAACACGGATCTATCCGTTATGCTGTTGGCCAACCGATGGGGGCTCTCTCGTCGTGGGCAATGATGGCTTTTGTTCATCACGTTATAGTACGTGCTGCGGCCGTACGGTGCGGTCTAGGTTCTGATTTTAGTTCATACCAAATTCTTGGTGACGATATCGTCATTGGGAATAAAGAGGTTATGGAGGCATACCGAGACATAATGTCCGCATTAGGTATCGGTTTGTCTTTCCCTAAATCCTTCTTCTCAGAAGAAGGGGGATTCCAATTTGCCTCTGAGGTGGTTTCTTCCAAAGGAGACATCGTGTCTCCTGTACCATTTAAGGCGATTTTATCGTCTCGAACGGTACCTCAAAGGGTTGGGCTTTCTTGGTATCTATATCAGAGATGGGATCAGGGGTCTGGTAAAAACCCCTTGCCTATCCTCTTAAGATATTGTGTATCTCCGGAAGATAGACATATTTTATTGGACTGTACCCTATCGAGCAATCGGTGGGGTGCACAGACGCACCCGGTAGTTGCGATCCTACAAACTCACATATTGGATCCCGATTATGGATTGGACCTAGTCTCATCCGTAATCCGGCCAATTGATAGATTGACCATGGCACTAGCCTCTGCTAGTTCTCCACGGCCCTATCGCGTGAGGTTGTGGTTGGATCGAATTCTACACTCTAATGAAGAGTCTCCATTTGCCCTTGAGGGTTCTGTGTATAATCGTGATCTGATCCTTACGTTTTTACGGATCAGAGCCGACCAATACGCAGAGCGTGTATATAAAGCTACAAAGGTCTTAAAACCCGACTCACGCTACACTGATTATCGTAGCGTTGTCAGCGAAGGTTATAAACTGTCATATAAGTTTACCGGGTTGTTGAAAAACAACTCGCAAGCTGCTGTAGAGCAGCTTAAAGCTTACTGTGTTCAGTCTATCGCTATAGCTTACACGTTTGGTAGTGGTTTTATAAAGGGGCTCCCTTGGGAGTCCTGGTCTAAAGTACCAGCAATGTATGAGATTGATGAGATGAAAGCTTCACTGAAGTATCTCATCGAAAATCGTACAATGCCTTTAACCGAATTTTTGGAGAGGGCAGATAGCTTGCTATCTGTGATGTTAGACATCAGGGACAGAAGTGTTCCTCCTCCTGATTATACTGATCCAGTCTCATTGGCAAGAGCCGAAAAGGCGAAGGGGAATAAGAATTCTCCAATCGTCTCTAAGGGTCTTGTTGATCCACTGCGTGATCGGTCCTTGTCAGATACATTTAAGGCTCTTTCTACGGCCATCCTGGCTGTAGAGAGTTCAAAAGACTTCCTCGTTGGAGCACATCATCTGTCGACAAGATATTTCGAGCGTCTGTTGAAATATCAGGAACGGATTTTCTCCGATCCATTATTTGACGGACATGATGGTGTGCCACGATTCTTTAAGTCAGCAGGGGAATATGTCGTCCCTGCTATGGACGCTCCTAATATCATATTTGATAGAGGGCCGCCTGAGTTACCCCGGGAACCCGAGGGGTCTCAACTTAAGGCGCCTTTAGAGCCCATGAAACCATTGATGTTTCGACAAGACGGACCACCTATGATAGATGTCCTTTGCAACCCGAGATGGGTCACCGATCTTAAACCTTCACGGAAAGTCTTTTCCGCGAAGCGTAATAAGATACGAAGGTCAAGCCAATCACCCACGAAAAGGGGTGATAAGGTTGCATCATAGTGTCGACATACTTTTCGACAAAAAGGGGACTGTTGGGAGCAGTATAATTCCTGGAGGGCTACAGTACAC